TCGACGCGACTCGGCTCTTGCCTCACGAGCGCGATCCATTTTGGCCTGTGCCTTGGCTACCTCTCGCGCTCTTGCCTTGGCCGTAGCTTCTGCGGCTTTGACCTCGGCCTTCGCGGAGCGCTCACGCTCGCGTTCGGATGCCTTGCGAGCCTTGTCCTCGGCGCGTGCCTTGTCTCGTGACGCGCGGGCTTGCTCTCTCTCAATCTCTCGCAGCACGGCCTTCTCGCGCCCTACACGAGGGTCCGTTGCGGCTGGGCCAGCTCCAGCCCCACCTGCGCCTGCGCCACCGCCACGAGGCGCGCCAGGGCCACCAGCGCCTGCTGCACCCATAGAGGCTCGCATGCGCTTAGCGGCACGCTCGGCGCGCACGGCTGCGTCCTCTGCGGCCTTGCTAATGCCCTTGTAGGCCGCGACCACCGAGTCGGCGCCCGACGCGATGAACTGATAGCGGATGACAGCCATGTCACTTCACCAGCTTATCGAGCGCCCGTTGCACGGCAGGCACAGCTCGAGCCGATAGGTCGTCGATATTCATGAGGCCACGGTCGTTCACGTAGCTCGCGTAGGCCATGCTGCCTTTCGGGTTTGGTGCAAACGGACCTGCAACGAACTCCACCGCAGGGTCGGACACGTCGAGCGCCTTGACGAGCGTACTGGCCTCGAGATAGCCGGTTCGGTTTTGATAGCCATGGGACCGCCTTGCCTGCTCCGCAAACGGAGCCACGGCCTCGAACATCGCGCGCTCGACGCTGGCGTGCGAGAGCGCCTTGATCGCGTCGCGCGCCTCGCTGACCACGTCCGACATGTCGACCTTGACGATCACGCTGCCACCCTACTCCGTTCCGCTAGCCTTGTCGCGCTCGGCTGCGGCCTGCTCGGCTGCGGCCTGCTCGGCTGCGACTTGCGCATCGTCATGAATAGCGGATGCCTGCCTAGCTGCGACCAGGCGCGTGGCGAGCACCACGACCAGATGCGACAGCGCCTCTCTCTGAAACCTTGCCAGCGCCACCTGGGATGACTCAAGGTCGCTCTGCGAGATGACCGTGACGAGCACGTCGATCTCCTCAGGCGTGAGCACGCGTACACCACCGGCCTCGCTCGAGCGCACTTCGTTCACGAGCGACAACAGGCTGGCGATCTGGTCCGCTGTCAGCTTTTCGATGATCCACCGCACGCTCGGAAACGCCGGGTGCATGCCCTCGACGCCTGGGTCGTTGCCTCGCACCGCCGCGTGCAGGATGGCCGCGGCCTTGGCATCCTGAACGATGTCGTCGTCGCTTTTCAGTTGCTCTCCACCCTCGCCAGTTGCGAGCCGAGCCACGTACTCATGCGCGCGTTTGATGGCTATGTCTTGCTCGCCCTTCGTTGGCACCCTCACCCACACCTTGGCTCCAGGCGTGCCCAAGAGCTCGGACACGTCGTACTCGACTTTGCGCCGGTTGCCTGCGCGCTCGCGCAACGCCTTCGCGAGCTGGCTCTCGTACTCGCCAGGCGCCACGTCGGGCGAGCTCGCAACGCCTCCGCGTCCGTTCATCTGCCCGAGTCGCTGTGAGATGTTCCCCTGCTGAAACGTCATGCGTTACCCCTTCGTGCTCCATGCTGCGTCGAAGGCCATCCATTGGCCGTCCGTAAGTTGTCCCAGTGGCATGCCGAAGAACCGATCGGGCTGCGGCATAAAATGCGCCGTCATGGCGAGATGCGAGGCGCTTTCGATGATGCCTCGGCGCAGAGCGTGATTGCTTGGATGCTGCGCGCCTTCTCGCAGTACGACCTCCCACGCGCGGAGGTCCGAGCGCCCGTAGATCGGCGACATAACCCCAAGCGCCTCCAGCGTCGCGTTGCTGATGCCTAGCGCGTCCTCGTGAGGCGCAAGGCCGAACTGCTCCACGCTAGCAAACGCTGGCGAACCATCTGCGTTGTGCAGGCATCGCACGACTAGCTCGTCGAGCACGACATCTTGCTTGCTCGTCATATCCTCGCCGATTGGCAAAAGCTCCTCCAGCTCGTGCCCTGTCATGGCCTCGACGTAGAGATCTGGCAGCTCAAGCGCCGCAAACGAAACACGCCACCGAGGGCGCCTCGCAACCGAGCACAGCGTTCGAAACAGCTGAGCCGGGGAGACATCCTTCGGTGGCGTGCGCATGATGCCTGCCTACCAGGTCGCGAGCGTCAGGAGAAGGGCGCTGCCTGCACCGTCATGCTCACGTCGAGGCGGCTCGGGTCAGCGGGCGAGCTCGAAAGCGCGGGGCCGTTGATCATGCCCTGCGCGATCATGGTCTCGCCGCTGTCGGTGCTGACCTTGACCGACACGATCGAGTTTGCGAGGAAGTAGCCCACGTAATCCACGCGGTCGCCGCTCGAGGGGATGAAGCCCTTGATGCTCACGGTCGCGTTCTTCGGCGGGATGTAGAAGCCCGCAAGGTCTTGCACGAGTGTGCTGATGGGCATCGGGTCGCCGTTGTACTTGACGTCGACGCTCTCGGCCTCTCCGTCAAGTTTTCCCTCGATGCTCACGTAGTAGCGCGCGTAAAATCGCATGGTCGTTCTCGGCTCCTATCAGTAGGCGGGAGATGCCTCGCGGAGCGTGAACTCCGAGAAGAGGTTGTGCTGTACGGCGTACAGGTTGAAGCTCGCGGCGAGACCACCGGGCCGACGCTGCACGAGGATGCTGTCGAGCGAGCTCGCGAGCACCGAGGGCGACGGGTCGAGGATGGGCGAGCCGTAGAGCCCGAACGGCGCAGGGCCAGAGGCGGCGACGAACACGTTGCGGATGAGCGCTCCGAGCGTCTGCGGCGTGTCCACACCGGGCACAGGCTTCGCGCCAGGCAACGGATCGTCGGCTACCTTGCCCTGCTTCTGCTCGCGGTAGCGCGTGCTGATGACGTCCCAGATGGTGAACATCACCGAGGTGATGTGACCTTCGCTCGCGCGATAGTCCTTGGTGCCTTGGTCGTTGAGCGACCTCGAGGTGATGTGGCGCACGAGGTATGCCTGGCCGAGGGCGCGCGCGCCGATGGGGCAAACGCCGTCCTTGAGCAGCTGCTCGATCTCGGTGGGCGTCCACCAGTCCGACTTGCTGTACGGCACCGGGCAGTCGAACCTGGTGGTGTCGGTGTTGGTGTAGCCAGCGAGGTTGGCCGCAGGGTCGGCCATCTGCTGCGAGCGCATCACGCCGCAGAGATGCGCAGCGATCATGCCTGGCGTCCAGTCGCTGTTCTTCGATGCGAAGAAGAACGCGTAAACGCTGTTGGCGTCGCTGTCCGTTGCGACGGTGGAGCTCTGCGCTTGCGTGCCGACCAGGCCGAACACCACCATCTGGCTCTTGCCGTTGATCGGCAAGGCTTGATCGCGGATCATGGCGATGTGCTCGCCCACGCCGTTGTCGGTCGCGGTCGGAGCCGACGTCGAGAACTTGGGCGAGATCTGGTAGGTGTACTCGCCGAGCGCCGCGGTCGTGATGGCAGTCGAAAAGTCATCCTCGTTGGTGCCGTTGGTCAGAGCTCCGACGCTCACGGTCGTGGTCACGATGGACGTGGGCGCGACGATGTAAGCGCGCACGCGAGCAAGCACGTAGTCCTGTCTCACGCCAAGGTTGGCCGTGGTCAGAGTCACAACGCCGGTCGAGGCGCTTGCGGTCAGTGGGAGCGAGCCATCGGCGAACGCGTTGATCGCATCGCGGCAGGCTTCGCCGATCTGCGTGGCAGTCTGCGCGTTCGTGATGGGGAACGTGATGTCCTGTCCCAGGATGGTCACCACGCCCGTCGTCGCAGCCGTCGAGGTGTTGGTGAACGTGATGTCGATCGTCGCCGCCGTGCCGCTGCCGCTCTCTGGTGGAGCGATGATGTACACGCGCGCCTCTGGATTGATGGCGACGAACTGCCGATACAGCAGGCGCGCCTCGCTCTTGCGCCCGAAGCGCAGCACGCAATCCTCGTCGCTCGCGATGGGAGCGCCGATGGTGTTGGTGGTCTCGCTGCCTGCGCTCGTCTTGTTGCCGAAGATGAGCACGGGCCGGTCGCTCGAGACACCGGACGAGATACCAGCGCCGAACACGAACTCGCGCACGATGCCGGGCGTGCGTCGAGTGGGGGAGAGTCCAGTAAGTGCCATCGTCAATCGCTCCTATTGCGTGAGTCGTTTTTGCGTGTGGAACCAGGCTGCGCCACGGGCGCAAGCTTCGCTTCTGCGAGCGCACGCGTCGGAGCGTCGCACTCGCCGAGCAATCGAATCTCCCCGTCAGCTGCTGCGCGTCGGATGCGCAAGTGCTCCGAGCGCTTCACCTCCACGAGCTCGCGCACGACGTCGAACGCCTCAATGGCCTTGCGCGTGTCTCGCGTGCCTTGCTGGTCAGCTGGGCGCGCTACGAACTTGAGGCCGATGTACCGCGGCGGCTGCCCCTCCGACGCAGCCCCATCGGGATGCGCCACGAGCGAGCCCTTGATCCCCTCGACATGTACCCAGAGCGGCATGCGCTCCCTCCTACCAGGTTGAGACGCTGCGGAGCAGCCAGTTGTTGCCGTCGAAACACGCGCGCACGTTCGCCGCGCTCGAGACGGGCATCGTGTAGAGCGTGCCGCCACCGACGCCACCGTTTACGACGGCAACCGTGTAGGCGTTCGTGTCTGTGCGAGTGAGCTCAAGCACGTCGCCCGCGGCGGCGTTCGTGGTGCTCAAGGTGATGGTCCGGTTGCCCGAGAGCGGGCCAACAACGCGTCGCCACGCGCCTTGCCCCACGGTGATGGTGGGCGACGCGTCGGCGATGTCTGCGCCCTTGTCGTCGTTGCGACAGAGCAGCCAGCGCCCTTCGTAACCGCTCGTGCCAGCGATGACCGTGCGACCATCCGCCGTGCTCTGGTCGTTCGGCACCCAACGAAAGAGTTGCGAGCCGCTGTCGAGCGTGTGCCCGAACCGATAGAACGGCACGCCATAGACGCCCGCCAACAGCGCGCGCGACTGGTAGACATCCGGCTTGGCATCTTGCGTGGTCATGGCAGATAGCCCTCTTTCACAAGCACCACGTCGCCTGGGTCTGCGACCTCGGTATTGGTGTAAATCCCAGCGTCGACGAATGCGTTTTCGTCGGCTGGCAGCGAGAACGTGTCGAGCCCGATGAGCTCCCAGATCGTGAGCTTGCACAGGAGCCCGAGAAACACGCGCTGCACGCGTCCATCTGCGTCCATGCCTCGCCCGCCTGCGCCGCCTGGAATGGCTGCGAGTAGCTGTGGCTCGCCACCGCCATACTCGACGCTAAAGTCCTCTAGCTTACCCGTGAGCATGCCGCGGATGTTCTCGCCAGCCGGGTAGCCGTTGAAGGTAAACGTCGGGTGCGCGAAGCGGTCAAACGCACGCACGAGCACGGCGTCAACGTCTTGCATCAGGCCAGCGCGCATCGTCATCGCGCTCGGCATGTGCATCTCGGCGAAGATGTAATACAGCGACAACGGACGAACGCGATACGAGTAGACCAGCGTGCGGTCCACCATCGTGCTCGGCCCACTCTGCCACACGAATAACGCAGGCTTGCCGATCTCCTCGCGTAGCCACACCTGCTCAGGATTCCACGAGTAGACGTTCGCCGCTGGGCATGCGTCCGCGCTCGTGGGCGTCTGCACTGCTAGGCGCGCGTCGAGCATGGCCTTTAGCCAGTGCCTCGCATACGCTGCGATGAGGTCAATCGCGAGGTCGCGTGTCGGGTCTGCGATGGTGCCCGCTGCGAGCGGGAGCGAGACGCCGCCGACGTTGCTATCGACAGCCATCAGAAGGGCCTCGTGCGCTCAAGCGTGCGCAGCATGAGGTGCATGCGAAAGGGTCGGCTCGTGTCAATATCCACGAGCTCGTAGCGGCGTGTGCCGTTGTTGCCGATGACCAAGAAAAATAGCTCTTGATTGCTCGACATCGTCGGCCTCACGTCGGCGTACGTGTACCCCACGCCGAGCATGTTTGGCGTGATGGGTCCGACGTCGACCTCGTCTCCAGATCTCATCTCGCGAGCCTTGGGGATTGGGCTGAACTGCAAGACGTCGTCGGTATACGAGCCAAGGTTGACGCCTGGCCCGGTCCACGTGCGCACCACGCGCTGCACGATGTTCGTTCGCACGCCGAGCTGTTCGGGGATAGCTCGGATGCCGTCGATCTCTGGGATGAGACCATCGCGCAGGGTCGTCATCAGTAGATGCTCACAGTGGCGGCGCTATCGCTGACGCGGCGCCAGTAGTTCGGCACGCTGAGCGCGCTGCACAGCTCGTCGCGGATGCGCATCTGCGCTTCGTAGAGCATGCGAATTCGCGAGCCGCCAGTGGGGTAGCTGTTGCCGTAGAACTCGACCTCGTCGACCTTCTTGATTCCGGCAGACTGGTAGCCGATGGCGATGGCTGCTTGCACCTGGTCGAGCCGTCGCAGGAGCGACCGCACCATGCCCTCGCCACCGTCCACCGTGACTGGATAGGTCCCGGTGTGCGGGTTTTGCAGCTGCACCGTAATGGTGCTGCCAGCGATGCTTTGCACCGTTGCTGATTCTTGCCGCGTGTCTACGTCAATCCACACGCGTTGTCCTGCGGCAAAGCCTGTGGCGCTTGCGAGCGTGAGCGCAACTGGCACGGGCGTGGTCACGTCCACCACCGTGGTCGAGCTCGTCGTGGTCGCGCCCGCTTGCATGTAGGTTGCAATGACCTGATTGAAGATGGCCACCACGGACACGTATGGCTCAGCGCCTGCATTTAGCACGTTGTATCCGCACTCGAAACGCAGTCGCATGATCTCGGATTCTAGGAGTGCCATGCGTGCCTCGTGGTGGTCATGATGTCGCCGTTACGCCTCAGGCGCCGCGGACGTACTTGTACTGGATCGAGTAGGTGTCCGTCGCGCCGCCCGTTGCCACGCCGTTCACCACGACGAGACGAGCGAACGACCAGGCGTACACCGCGGAAGGCGCAGGAAGCACCTCGGTTACAGCCGCGTCAGCGCCAGCCGTACCGGTGGCAAGCGCCACGTTGGCGGGGTTGTTGGCTGCAGCCGAGACGTCGTACCAGGTCGAGCCGTCCTCGCTCACCTGCCAGTAGGCCGTCAGGGTGAGCGTGTTCGTCTCGGCGTCGACGATGACGAGCCCAGCGAGCGTGCCGTTGACCACGCCGCCAGCGGGACCCCAGATGCTGACGCTTGCGCCAGGCTTGACGGTGCCAGCGACGTCCGTGTTGAAGTTGCCCGTCGTCGCGGGCGTGAGCGGAATGCGTTTGCCGTCCATGGTCTAGTCCTCCTGTTGGCTCAGGCCGAGCGGACCGAGACCACGAAGCGGTTATCGGCGAGTCCGAAGGCGGCGTACATGAGCCACACCACCAGCACCTGCTCGCCGTAGTTGTCGTTCGTGTTGGGCATCACGCGCGGCAGGTCGCCGATCGCCGAGAGCAACACGCCAGGCCCGAATGCGTGGCCGTACTGCACCGGCACGCTCGAGGTGTTAAGCGTCGTCGAGAGCGTCTGGCTTTTGTAGATGCTCAGGCGTCCGATCGACTTGTAGTAGCTCTTGGCGAGCAACGGGTTGGCCGGGGGCTCGAACACCGCGAGACGCTGCGCCGAGGGGTCCACCATGAGCTGCTGGATCTGGAGCGGCGTGAGCACGCAGATGTACTTGCCATCGCCGAAGGTGGGGATCTTGGCGTCCTCGAGCGTGCGCTCCACGCGGGTGAGCTGCTCGAAATCGAGCGGGAACGAGTTGGCGGCGAGCGCATCGTTGGGCGCGCTCATGCCGGTGGGGTACACGGCGGACGAGGCTTGGTCGAGCAGAGCCACGAGCCACGAGTCGATCGACTTGTCGAAGTCGCGCTTGAGGTAGTGGCCGACGAGCTCGGACACGTTGTGGATCGCGCGGGTCGCATCGAAGCGATCCACGCCGTAGGGCTGCACGCTCGAGGCGCCGTAGGGGCCAGCGTAACGCTGGATGGTCAGCGGCACCTGCTCCATGGAGATGTTGAGCGGCGTGGTCGAGATGGTCGCGCCAGCGGCGATGGTGCGGCTCGTGAGGGTGTACGTCGAGTCGGTGTAGAACGGGCGGTTGATGCGCACCGTGTGGCCGACGCCAGCGCCGAGCTCGGGCACCACCTTGATGGTCTGCGAGCTGACGACGTCGTCGAGTACGAGGCGCATCGACTCGATCGGAGGCACAGCCGCGCCGGTCTGGAGCAGCTGACGACCGGGGAGGCCGAGGCCCGCGGGCTGCGGGAGAGCGGCGCCGAGCGCGCTCTTCCACATCTGGGCGTACATGTACTGAGGCTCGGGCTGGATGAGGAGCATCGCCGACGTGATGTCGAAGAACTCCTCGGGAAGAGACGCGCGAGAGATGACGGGCATGGTTCAGTCCTCCACAGCCCGAGCGACAGTGCCGGGCATGATCTGGCTACTTCTGCGGATAGATCTCGGTGCGGTACGCCGCGAGATAGTGCGCGGCGAACACCGGGTTTTGCGCTCGGAGTCGATCGTACTCCGCGCGATGGTCCACGAGCTGTGCCGCCGTCGTTGACGCTGGCTGGCTCGTGGCGGCGCTGGTAGACGCAGGGGCGACTCGCGGTGCCGCTGCGGGCGTTGGCGCTGCTGTGGGCGCCGTAGGGGCCGCTGCAGCCGCTGCCGCTGCCGCTGCTTGCCACGTGGGCCGCAGGGCAGTGATGGCGCGCAGCTGCGAGGCCTTGTCGTCACCGGCGAGCGACGTTACCGCCGCGCGCTGGGCATCGGTGAGCGTCGAGAGCTCGACATCGGCGCGTTGCGAAAGCACGCCCTCGAGCTGCTCTGCACGCTTGGCTGCGGCCTCGAGAGCGACGGTGCGCTCGGTGAGCCGCTGCAGTTCGGTCTTGCGCTCGTCCTCCAGCTTGCGTGCCGCCTCGAGCTGGGCCTTGGCCTTGTCGAGGTTTTCCACGCCGAGCATGCGCGCGATGTCGTTCATCGCTGCGGCCTTGGCGCGCTCGAGGCGCGCGTTGAGCCACGACGGGTCTGGCTGCTCGGCTGCGACGGGCGCATCGGGCACGACCTTGACGTCGGCGGGGTTGACGAGTTCTTCCGTGTCGGGCGTTTCCATTCGCTATCTCCTGCCGTGATTGCCGCTCACGTGGGCGTTGGTTGTGGAGATGCGACCGAGCCTCCTAGAATCAGGAGAGCGAGATCGCGACGATGAGCTGGAAGGGCCGATCCTCGACGCCAGAGGCCGCGTTGACCTCGGTGCCGCTGCTGTTGGCCACGTTGAACGTGAGGTTTCCGCTCGAGATGACGAAGCTGCCAGCGAAGAACTCGGTCGACCCTTGGAGGCCCGACTGCACCATCATCGCCGCGTTGACGTTGGTGGCCGCGGGCAGGCCGAGGGTCACGGTCTTGCCGTCGCGGCGAGCCGCCTGGATGAGCTGAGCGAGCGTGCTCGTCGTGCTCACGCCGTTGTTGCTGCCGCCGCCTCCGAGCTGGCCGTTGTCGCTGGCGGCGGTGTACGCGCCGAGCGTAAACGAGACCAGAGCAGCGCCCTGCGAGCCGCCGGAAACGGGCTCTTGGATGACTTTGATACCGCGAATCGCACCGTAGATCGTTGCCATGTGTCGTGGCTCCTAGTGAGAGAGTGAACGAGACGACTAGAGACGCCGACGACGGCGCTCGGGGACGGGGGCAGGCGCGGGAGCTTCCTCGACGGGCTCAGGCGCGATCGCGACAGGTGCAGGCTTTGGCTCTGCCATCGGCTCCCACGATGCCTCGCCGCACTTGGGGCACGTCGCCGCGTTGCCGCTTTCGATGTGTTTGCAGATCTTGCAACGCCTCATCACTTCCGCTCCTGTGCCGCGCGCACCATTCGGCGCAGCATTGTGCGCTCGCGCTTGAGTTGCGCGAATCGCTGTAGCTCGGTCTCGACCTGCGCCAAGCGAGTGCGCGCCTGTTCGGCCAGATCCATGGCTGAGCTACTAGCCGATGGATGCGCTACGACCTTCGCAGGCTGACTAGGCGCTTGCGCCGCTGGCTTTGCCTGTGCCTGCTCACCAGGCATCGTGTCGATAGAGCGCTGCGTCTTGTACGCTTTGCCGCACTTGGTGCAGCAGTCTAGGATCTTGATGGCGCCGCCCTCTTGCACCATCGCCGCCCCTGCGATGGTGTCGAGGTCGCAGTATTCACAGTGCATGTCGTCCCTCGCTAGCGAGTGCCTGCGCCGTACGTAAGGATAACCATGCATCTGCAATACGGGTGGACAGGCGGCTCAAGGTCAAAGTCTTGATCGGCTGGAATGCGCTGGCCGTCAAGGGCTCGGCACACGGGACACGTTCGCATGTCGAGCTTAGCCACCCACTCACGCATGGCCTCTGGCGCGACCACCGAGGCCACAGCTTGTGCGCGTCGCATCTCCGCGTTTGCCTGGTCCCACGTCTCCACCGTGACGATTCGAGTGACGCCGCCTTGAGTAGCGTCGCGAGCTCGTTCGAGCGCGCCTGCCATGTCTGGCTTTGCCACTGCACCAGGTGGTGGCACTGGTCGGAACGGTGCAATCGGTCGAAACGGTGTGCCAGGTGCTGGCATCGGTCGAGATGGTGTAACGACCATCCGAGACGGCTCGACGCGGGTCAACGCCACGCGGCGGAAGCGGTCAGTCACCGATGCAACCGCGCGACGTAGCAGCGTCTCGGGCCTCGCCGTGGGCACCATGCGCACGCGAGTCAGGATGCCTCCCACAACGGCGCTGGCGAGGCCGATGCCGGTGAGGTTGCGCTGCGCTGCATCGATGCCAGCTCTGCTCGAGCTGCGCCGACGAAGTAACAGATAGGCAAGCAAGGCAACCGCTGCGACTTTGGCTGCGCGGTCAATCTTGGCCTTTGCGGTCTCGGGCGTGTCGCGCCGAGTCACCTCGTACTGTTTGACGATCGCTGCGAGCTCTTGCTCGGCGCCCCGCAGCGTTTCTTCCTCAGCTGCGAGAATCGGTTGCGCTATTCGCGCTGCCTCGCGATCGGAGATCATCGCGCACGACGGCGCTTGCTGCCCAGCGTCTCGGGCCGTTGCGTGCTCGGAATGGGCTCGTCGTCATCCTCGCCAGGCTTGCTCGACGGCGGTGCACCTGGCTCGCTTGGTGGCGCACCAGGCACGCTCGACGGAGGCCCACTCGGCGGCTCGCTATCTGATGCCTCGTCATCGGCGCCTGCCTCGAGTGCCTTGGCGTTCTGCTTGGCCACCGCAGCCGCCTCGTGCATGGCTTGCTCGGTGAGCTCGTGCTCCATCTCCTCAGACAACTTCTCGCTGTCGTCGTGCGGATAGATGTTCTGCAGCTTCTCGAGCGCAAGGCGCAGCGGAATAACCTGCGCGTTGTATGCGTCGACGGTCATGCGCACGACCTCGGCCTCGTCCTGCGAGGTGAGCCCGAAGTAGTGACCCCAACGTGCGCGGAGCCGCGGCGGCATCCACATTGGCACGCCTGCCACGTCGACCGTGAAGGTGTCGAGGATGGGCATCACGCGCCGCACGCCGTGCACGTAGACCGAGCCTGGCGTGCGCTTCTCCTGCGTGTGCACGACGCGGTTGAGCAGGTTGATGACCGGGCACATCCAACCGTGCCAAAAGTCTTGCCGAAGGCCGTCCACGAAGCTCGTGGTGCGATGGTAGAGAAACGCAAGCGCCTTGCCGCTGATGGCGCCCTTGACGGTCTCGGGGCTCGCCTTGGTGTAGCCGAGCACCTCGCCGATCTTGTCGCAGATGTCGGCGACGTGGTCGCTGATGCTGTTGAGCGCATCACCTGGGAGCGAAAGCAGGCCGACCTTGGCCTCTGGGTTCTCGTAGCTCCACACGGTGCCAGCGCCCTTCTTGCGCGCTGGCCTGCCACCGGTGGTCGAGCCGAACACGTAGCCGCTGCCATCCTTTGCGGGGACGATCGCAGCGCGGCCCATGCCACCAGCTGGTGGCGCTTGCGGGTCCACGCCCGTCTCGTATGCCTGCGGGTCGCCGCTGTAGATGGCCGCGCGCCCACGCTGCGAGAGCGAGTAGTTGAGCGCGTCGAGCTCGTCGAGCTGCGTGCCGTGAATGGGGTAGCCATCCAGGTCGCTCGCGTGCTCGTAGCTCGAGCGCAGCTTGTACCAAACCACGGGGCAGAACCCGAGGTTGTGCGTCACGCTCTTGGCTGCGTCCTCCTGCCAGTCAATCTGGCCGAGGCCCATCTGCATCATGTCGACCGGCTTGTAGACCACGTCGCGCGTCTCATCGATGCGACGCCGGTAGAGCTTGGCGTAGACCATCCATTGGCCCTGGTCGCTCTTTTCGTACGAAAAGAACGGGTATTGCACCTCGAGGGCTTTGATGGTCGAGCCGCTGTCGTCGAACTCTGGCTGACACCATTTTGCGCGCAGCGTGTGGATCGCAGGGCAGCCGTTGACGAGCGCCACCACGGAGACCGCCGTGCCGCATGCTTCGGCGTTGGCTAGCGCATCGACGCACGCCTCGGGGAAGCACGCGTGCCGCATGAGCAGCCGCAACCATGCCTCGTAGAGCTGCGCCATCTCATCGGGCATACCCTCGCCGAGTAGCCGCTCGTCGTCGTCTGCGGCGGCGCTCATGCCAGGGAATCGACCTTCGCCGAGCGCGAAGTCGCAGTGCTGCCGAATCGCGGCCTCCACGATGGAGTGCACGATGTTCGGCGCGCGCTCCATGAGCGGCACGTCTTGCTTCGGGTTGAAGAAGTCGGGGAGGCCTTCGTATTGCTCGCCAACGACGTAGCGCTCGAGCCTGTCGAGTTTGCGGTACCGCGGCGATAGCCACTGTTGCGCAAGTCGCTCGGCCTGCGTGAAGCCTGCGATATTGGTGGCGTAGAGGCCGTGCATCAGCGCGTGATCGCCTGACCAATGATCGTGACGGACTGCGAAGCACCGGCGCTTGTGCCGGTTCCACCGTCGAACAGCAGCCGCATCATGTCACCCCACGCGCCGCCTAGGATGGTGTCGACCGCGAGCGCGGCGCTGAGGCCAGAGCCGATCGTGGTAGCAGCGGTCACAGCCGTGGTGCGGTTGACCTGATACGCGCTAAGCGATGCAGCAGCACCCGCGCTCAGCTGCGGAAAGTGCGCGTAGTCATACCAGGTCGTGCCGCCGTCGTATGACGTCTGTAGGTACACGTCGAGCGTGCCACCGGTGCCGCCTTGCAGGTTGCCGATGATGGTCAACGCATCGAAGCCGGAAAGACCGCCGACGATGCCAGTGCTGGGCGCGTTCGGGCTTGCTGCGCTTGGGCTTGTGGCCGTGATGGTGACAATCTTCGGGCGCATGGTTCATCCCCAGTCAAACGAGCCATCCGATAAGCCGGTGGCGCGGTAGGCCTTGGTGTGTAGTGCGTCGAACGCTGCAACAAACGCGTCGACCTGGTCATCGTGTCTGTCTTTGATGCCTGTGAAGCTACAGACCTCGTCGACAAAGTCTCGCAGCCACGGCGCCTCGCGCGGCACGTGCACGCGTTGGCTTGACCACGCCGCCGCGGTCGAGGTCGCTCGTGAAAGCTTGTCCATCTTGGCCGGGTCGGGCCGAAACGGAATGCCCTCGCGGCGCAAGAAGTCCACGGTGCCCTTCTCGGTGCCGCCGATGTAGCCGTACAGCTTGGCACCTGGGAAGCGCTCGGTGAGCTCGCGAAGCGTTGCGGCAAACTCGGTTGCCTTGGCCTGCATGCGCCGCACGTCGAGCACGTACCATGCGTCGAGCTGCGCGTTGTGCGCCATGACTACCGCGACGCTGTAATCGGCGTAGCTGCTTTCGCTGTACGCGAGGTCGATGCCGATGCTCACTCGATAGGTCTCGGGCAGCTTGTCGTAGAACGACACTCCAGAGAAAAGCTGCCCACCTCGAGGTCGCGGGCTGCCCATGTAGAGCGCCCACCAATCGTGCTCGCCGACGTCGCGGCGCACGCGCTCGAGGAACTTGGGCGGTCGCTTGTACCAGAGGCTCTTGCCCTCGTCGTCGAGCGCCGGGAGGTTGATGACCTCCCATGATTGCCCCTCTTGTCGAGCAAGCTCGCCGATGAGATCGTCGGGATGCCACCTCGTGTGGCATACGATGATGCTGGCGCCTGGGTGCACGCGCGTGAGAGCGGCGCTTGTCCACCAATCGCGGATTTTGCCGCGTACGAGCGCGCTGTCGGCCTCCTCGCGGTTCTTGTACGGGTCGTCGACAACCAGCACGCCCGAGATGCCGTGGCCTGTC